GCACCGTGGCCAAATAAGATTAATGCCTTCATTTTGCTTAAATTTCCTTTAAGTCATCCAATAATCGGACAGTCTAAGACATCTTAGTAGGTTTTCTAATATGACGCAGATGTCTCTATAGATCTTCTTCTCACTCAACTATCTAGTGGAACCTAGATTATTGTTGCGATAGATATTGTGGCAATTGACTAGGGAAAGCCAATCAAATAAGTTTACTTTGATGGGTAATTGCAAAAAATGGTGCTAAGACAAAAAAATCAGAATTAATTTTATTTAACCCAATATGGCAAACTAATTATTGGCTTAGTGTCGTTATATTGATACCAGAAGTCATAAGACATTTCAAAGCACTCAGGTCTTTCTAAACAATAGTTGAAGGCTAAGCATAATCTTTCTAACTCTTTCTTACCATAGCTGATAAACTCATCAGATACATTAATCAAGCTATTGTAGTATGGTTCTCCTTTTTCTATTATGTAGAAGGCAAATGATTCTCCTTTCTGAGTATAGATAGCACTTTGTAAATGATACTGATAGTTATAGAAGTCCTTAATCAAGGTATCTATCTGACCACTTTGTACTGACTTCACATCAACAACCCCATTAGCCTTTACAATATCCTTGATAGTTACGAATGGCAATCCGTATATCTCTGTTCTTTCTTCTACCTCCTTATCAGCTCCATTGATTAATACCTCCCACTCAGAGTTAGCTTTTACATGCTCTACTAAATTAAATAACTCAGTATGCAATTTCTCATCAAGTACAGTCTTGCCAACTGATTGTTCTTGAAACTTTGCATGTCCCTCTTTACCTATTGTAGTTCTTAAATCAAACTTAGGCGACACAATAAACTGATTGTTAAATTCGTTAGGCTCTAATAGCATACAATGTAATGCCTGTCCGTAGGTTAATGCAGGTGTTGTTTCCTTTGGCTTATTTCTGTAGTTAATGAAATGCTTAGGGCTAGTAGCAAATTGTTTTAATGAGCTATAGCTTAATGGTCTTTCGTTTAAATCTTGTAATGTAATCATGTTGTTTGTTTTAAATATGCCCCCACCGTTAATCACCGAACACCCTTGTTTAATAATTAATAAATTTGGTGAGGGCAATATATTTATTTAGTTAATAAATCAGCAACCTTTGCGCTAATGTTGAATTTCTTTCTTGCATCATCTATTGTAGCCTTACCCTCTTTAAGTGCTTTCTTAACCTTATTGAACTCTTCTGTACCCTCATTCAACCAAGGTCTCTCTCCGAATGAAGGAGTTTCTTTTCCGTGGGTGTTAGTGGCATCAGAATCCTTTGTGTCATCAATAGCCAATAAACCATTCAAGGCGTACTTACGAGCGTAGGATGAGGCAGCACCTGTAATCTGTGAGGCATCCATTCCTTTCTTTGTTTCTTCTTCTCTAGCCCAGCCCATTGATATGTGTTCTTTCTTGCCATCTTCTGTAGCCAATACAGCCATTGCTCTTACATAGATACGACCACCTACTTCCATAATCTCATCAGAGATTTTTAAATAGTATCCGTACTTATGTGCAATAGGCTTTACTGCCTCGATAATATCCTCAGCGCTACGATAGTTGTAGTTGCCAAAGTTGTTGCGTTGATTTTTGGGAGCGTGTAACTCCTCTTGAATTTTAATAATACTCATGTGTATTTATTTTGTTTTATGAATTTTCTCCCTTTTCTGTTCTGATTGGATTGCCGGATATGCCATGCTTCCAAAAAGCATTTAGAATTGTTACCTCTAATTGCTGATTGACATCATCTAAAATATGTTCAGGCACTGTAGTATCAAAGATTTTGCGAACACTTTGTTGCACATCATTGATGATGGTTTCTTGTACTTGATGTATCATGTTGTTTGTTTTAGTAAAGCGAAGTTATAAACATTTGTGGATTGCACAAATTATTTATTGAATTATTTTTCAAATTCTTGAATGACCTCTCTAGTAACCTCATTGTCAAGTCCCTTCAGCTTTTCAAACTTATCTAAAGCATTAGGACCTTCCATTGTAGAGTATACATTCTCCCAATATGTTCTACTATATTTTTCAATATGATACCACACCATATTCTTGACATGATTTGTTTCTTTAATTAACCTGATTTTCATTTGGGAATAGTTTAATTGATTTAATTGGTTTGCTTTTCTTTACGATTGTCATAATTTGTTTAAAGGCATCGTTATCATATAATAACGAATGATTAATTTCTGTAATGATTAATCTCTTTTGTACCTCATTCATCAGCTGATACTTAGTCATTTCTCATTGTTTTTATTGATTATTACCACTATTGGTTTGCGATTCCAAAATCTTTTTACATGCTTTGTCATTCCACATGAACAGGAGTAAGACTCATGCCCATATCTAGAACTTGAGGATGTAAATGATTTATTTAATACCCATTCGTGCCTATGCTTGTTTAGCAGGCTCTTCAGAAACTTTATCATTTTCTTCTTGATTAGTTAATAATGAATCGAATGTTCCAATCATAAAGATTGTTATAGGCATTGCTGCCTTCTGTTCCTTACTTAAGGAGTTGTAATCCTTCTTAAGGTTTTCATAATTGCTTGCTACGAATGTAGCCAAGGCATGTAAAACTTGATTTTTCATTTTTTATATTTTTTATCGTGATGACCCACTAGATACCCTATGGTGTAGAAGAATATGGCTGATAATATTTTCATGACACTACTTCCTCCTTCCAATCTCCAATAAGGTCGCCTGACAATATTCTGAGCAAGCAATGGTAGGCATCCATGTAATGATTGAAGTGAATAGGCTCTTTTTTGTCCTTAATTGGCAACCATTCATACCATACATTATCCACAAAGAATAATCTTTTGAGCACGCTGATGATAGTAACCTTGCGTTCCTCAATCGTATAATAGTGCATGTTATCAGCTATGTATGCTCCATGCCAAGAGTGCTTTACTATTCTATATTTCATAGTCTACTTTTTATTAATGATGTTATCGTTCTCATCCACTAATGGTGAGCGCTTTATTTCTAGCGCAAACCATAGTGAAATGATTATGATATATAATATTATTATTACCATTATGCTGTGAATTTACCTCCGTGTTTACTAAGAATCTCGTCTATATTACTTTTTTGTTCAGACAGGTCATTCTTAATACCATCAAGTGATTCGTATAGTAATGCCATTCTTATCATGTTACCCACTCTTGAATCGCTTCTGATTGCATGTATAAACATGTTGGCAATTGTTTCTCCATTTCCATGAATACTTAGTTCGATGTTTTCTCCATCAAGCTCCATTTTGAAATAGGCTTTTGTTTCTTTTTCCATATTTAATTTAATTATTAGCCTTATCTTTATAATAAAAGGCTAGATTGATTATCATGTCGACTATCTCATCCTCAGATAGTCTGACAATGTTAGAGGCGTTATACTCATCACCCAACAACACCTCCAACATGTCAACTAGATGTTCTCTTCTTGACATCTTATTTAATTTAAAATTATTATTGCTTTAATTGCAAAATCATACCACTACCTCCACCAACAACAGATGGCTGAACGCCATTCCAGAATTATTTGGAATAAATGTAATCATTTCGTATATTTATAGTGTAAACACATCTACAACACCTTATGAACAACACGTATGTATATGCTCATTATACAAATGATACAAACAAAATATTCTATATTGGTGAAGGAACCTTAAAAAGGTCTAAAGCTCGGTATGGAAGAAATAAATACTGGCATAATGTTGTTAAAAAACACAATGGATTCCATGTTAAAATAGTAGCGTCTAATCTATCAAAAAAAGAAGCTACTCGATTAGAAACTAAGCTTATAAAAGGTCTATTAAAAACAGGTTATAAACTTACCAACATTCTTACTTCTACGATTTATGAATACTCTTCATCTAAAAAGAACCCAAAATTAGCTGCTTGGAATAAAGAGCACAGTGGTAAAAAGTCTCCTGTCTTTGGACTAAAACGATTAGACTTAACAGAAAGGAATAAGAATGGTAATTTTAACAGATATTCTAAACCAGTATTATGTATTGAAACCAAAAGGGTATATTCTTCTACTCGTGATGTAGCTCGTCAACATGGTCGCAATTTGAATTTATCATCACATGTAACAGATGTAATCAAAGGTAGAAGAAAAACCGCTTTTGGATTTACTTGGGAATATGCTAATTCTTTGAATTCAGATTCATAAACATCCCTTGTGAGCCGTTTACGATTGTAGGCCCGACCCCATTCCAACGAGTAGCCTTAATATATTCTACATATGTAGGAGATAACACCTGCTGAATCTTTTTAACGGCCTCAGCCTCACCCTGAGCATTGATTACTTTTGTTGCAGAATCTCCTTTAGCCTGTGCAATTTGCTTATTAGCCTCTGCTATTGATTGTTGTAATTGCATCTTAGATGTTTCAGCGTCCTGTTTTGCCTTAATCTTAGCATTGATAGCATCAGCTAAACTTTTGTCCGTTGGTTTTGGTTGCTTAAGTATAGAGAAATTGTCTACCAAAAATCCCTCAGACCCTAATCTATCAGTAATCTTTTTGGCTACCTCGTGTTCAAAGCCGGGAAGGTTATTTAATATACTATCTACAGTTATTAACCCTGACACATCCTGCATAGAGCCTCTCACTATATTGCGAATGTATGTTTGGGTAATAGACTCTAGGTCATCTGTTCTATACTTTAGATAAATCTTAGATGCCTTTGATGGGTTAATCCTGTAATTCAATCCAACATCCATTTTAAAGCCAGCTCCTCCATTGCAGCTAATAACAATAGACTCGTCTTTTGGATTTCCTTCATCTGAAGATTCAGTCCATGCAACATGTTGTTGTGTTGTTGGCATAGTTACGACTTGTGCAAATCCAGGGGGATAGAACTGCCAACCTGTTAGCAATGGCAACGAGTCAATGCCTCTGTAATCTCCTGAGTTATTAATAACGAACCCAACTTCTGTTGGGCTAATTCTTGAACAGCTAGCTAAGCTGATAATCAATGATGATAGTAACAATAGTTTTTTCATGTTAGTTTTCTTTATTTGTTTTTTGTTTAATTAAATCAATACCCTTGAATATTAAGAATGCGACACAGCCAACTATGCCAATCATTCCTATTACATTTGCTGCTGAATTTGCTCTATTCATCAGCCAAAAACATATTTGCAGGTAGTAAAAAAATAATACTACATACAAGGTTGTCTTTATTACCTTTAGCGTTTTAGTCATATATGTTTTGTTTAAAGTTCTACCTCAATAACCTTAACAATACCCTTGCCTGTTGGTTTTGTGTCATAGATTGAGGACTTGAAAGTTGTACCCCATTTGCGAATAGCAATGTGATACTTACTACTTAATTCTAGGTCAAGCTGACTTCTGTTCTTATCGCTTCTGCGACCATTACTGTTCCATACTAATGGTTTTCCTTCTACGAATCCGATGATAAAGTCTCCTGCCTTTTGGACATTTGTTACTTTTTGTCCACTGCGTGTTTTCATTTCTGCCTTCATGTTGATTGATTGGTTGACCTATACACCATAAGGTTTTGGTTTGTAAAATAATTTAATCATTTGTAATTGTTCCTCTATTTTCTATCCTCCACGTGTAATCTGGATTTGTTGAATAGGTATAGGTTGTGCCTGATGATTGTATGTAACTTAATATACCATCAGTAGTTGATGTGGATATTATCTTAAACTTTCTAGCCTCAAACTCTTTGTTTTCTAACTCTTCATGTATTTTTCTCCAAAAATTATCCCCTTCTGGAGTATAAATCCATATGAATGCTAAATTTATTGCGCGTGATAATGATTCTACCTTTTTATCAATAGAGCTTCTAGCTACATCACCATTACGATAGTTTGTCATGGCTTTTTCTCGTATGTCATCAGGTAACCTACGTAGCCACATTGTTATACTTTTTCTCATATTTATAAATTATATTGTTTAATACAATACTCCCTATACTTCCTTTGCCAATATCTGTAATTGGTTTCACCTAGACAATAAGATTTAGCCTTAAATATCCAAAGTACAGCACGTAAATCTACTGCAACAATATTCATTACAACATTATCACCAAAGTTTTTAATGGCACGTTTCTTGACATGCTTTGGCATACGATGAAGCCACATTTTTACCTTACGTTTCTTTGTCATAGTATTTGTTGTATTGTAATTGATTATAAATTACCTCAATAAAGTCTTTACTTCCATGGCTTTGAGTTAACCCATAAAGGCTTGCCAATGAGCTTTGAAGGCTACTTACCTTTTCTTTTTTGAAGCTATTTTCTCTTGATGAACTTAGGTTGCTGACTATTTCTAAGACTCTTTGTTTATCATCAGGCTTGAGTCTGTGCAGCCACATCATTGTTGACTTTGTCATATCTGTTTTCTTTTACTGATATATAAATGTTTCTAATCCATTCCTCATTTTCACTTTTAAGCCTCCAACCAAAGCCCTCGTAATGCCATAGGTCTGCAAGAGCGCTTCTAAGGCTGCCGGCTTTACGCTTGAGCGATAACGGTTTTTCCACGTATGATAGTAAACGAGCCCTGTCCGACTCGTTTAATCTACGTAGATGCATTGATATTGTTTTCATATGCTATAATTTAATCATGACTCTCTGTTAGATATATACCCTCATCTGTTGCGCTGAACAACTCCTTGCTGTCTACATCAAACTCAGCTACACACTCAGGGCACATCCATGTGTTCCATTGTCTGCAATACTTAACTGAATCCAATGGCTTAACATCGCCACAGCAATCACAATAATCTACATCATCCATACTATCTAACTTAGTTACATCCTTAACCTCCTCTACCTCGAATACATCTTTATTATACTTGTAGGTGCTTCTGCCATCCCATCCGTAATCATCCCAATCATATCCATAATTCTTCTTAGGATAGTAGGTACCATAAACAACCTTCGGTCTTTTGTATGTTGTGTTGGAGAACCATGCACCTTCCTCAGACCACTCACCTGCTTTCTCATTAAGGATATAGTAGTCACCCTTATCATCTAGGAATACAAACTTGTTATATGAACCGATTGTAAACTCTAACATATTCATGATTGCATTATTCTTGTAGAAGTTATAAGGCAATGGCTTCATTAAGGTGTTGTTGAATATCTGGGTGTCGTTCTCCTTACTTGTTGTTGGTACTTGAATGTCTAGTATACCATTGTGACAGAAGTAAAGATTCTTATGTACCTTGAACGGATGAATGTTGTAGTCATTGATACCACCACTCGTTGCGATACGAAAATGAATTACTAGACTAGAGTCATACTTTCCTGCCTCCTCTACATAAGACATAAACTTGTCAAATGATTCTAACTCTTTCTTAACGATTATCTTGCCATCTTTTGCATACATAAGACCTGCGCCATGGCTGTTGTTGTCCCAACAATTTTTTAAATAGTCTTTACTGATTTGAATTCCTCTTGGTTGAATTGCGATTACACACATGATTATAAGTTTTTAGTTTGAATGAATTTATTGAGCATTGTATACTCATTTGATTTACTGATATATTTTTTGAATCCCTCTACTGATGTGTCATTAACATCTCTAGAGAAGTTGAATAAGGCATAGGCGAACTCGATATTTTTCATGAACGAATAGTAGTTCAGCGTACCCCTAAAGACCCTGAGCTCGATAGTCTTATCGTTTTGTAGATTGATAGCTACATAGCGTTTGCTATTGCCATTCTTCTTCTTGGCTTTGTAGATGATTGAGCTATCAGGCTCGCTCTCAATGGCTGCCCATCTCTCTAGATGTTCCTCCTTACGTTGTGATATGGCTGTGATAAAGTCTTTATTGTCTATAAAGAACTTGATGAACCTATACAACTGCCATGTGCCAAAGGCCTTCTTGGTTAGATGTATGTGCATGCCACAGGTAGTAGAGTCATATGACTTGTACTTGTTATTAATCAGCTCATCTAACATAGACTTGAATACCGTCTCTTTGTTCTCGTTGATGTAACTGATTGTCATTGGATGGGTTACAATCTCAAAGCCATGGTCTAGACTGCCATCTGATTTGAAGTAACAACAATCACGCTGTATCTTCTTAGCCATTGCACCTCTGTCAATATTACTACGCTTTTGCTCTACCTCTAACTCAAGACCGAAGAACAAGGCATTGTTATCCTCGTTCTTACCCTTGAAGAAGGTTGGTCGAGGCTTGAATGAATAGTTATGGATGTAGGAGGCATCGTGTTCCACTGAACAATTACGACAGCATGGCTCGTCAGCGTCATCGTTACCTTGATTTCTAACCTCGTAGGTCTCATCACAATACACACAGGTAAAGGTATCAGTATCTTCCTCGCAACCTTGACATACCGTACCAATGCCTCTGATGTGATACCTGTCGTAGTAGGCTTCCGAATAGTATTCGTTACATTGCTCGCAATAGAATACATCCATGTCTTCTCTACATGACTGACAACACTTTTTCATGTTGCCATCTCTGTCGTGAATATTCTCTAATTCAAGGTCGCAGCCATACTTGTCGCAGGCTTCGCAATAGTCTAGGTCGCTAGAACAATCCTCGCAATAGAATAATTCATCACGCTCTGCATAGGTCATGTCATCCCTGTGGAAATGATTGAGACAGCC